AGTGCCTTTAAGTAGTCTAAGGTTGCTAATGTGACCATTAAAATTACCGCCACTAGCAGTATAACTGCCAATTCTTGCTGTACCGGAGGATGCACCTTGTGTTGCAGTGTTTGTGGCTTGTGCCACTCTTGTCCCGTTTAAATACAAGCTAGTGTTGTTGCTCCCTGTGCCTGACCTAACTACTGCGACATGGTTCCAAGTATTTGTTAAGATGGAATTATCAGCACTTTTAACTATATCAGCACCCGCATACCAACTGACATATTTGTCAGATGAATGAATATATAATTGTGTGCTGCCAATTAGAAAAGTATTCGGATGCTGATTATCTATTACAATAGTTCTAGCATTAAAAAAAAGCTCAAATGTGTAGTCACCATCTAAACTCATTGTTGCATCATTTGTGTATGTTAGGCTATCCCCATCACCATCAAAGGACCAACTCCACTCACCATCAGGCCGAGCAAATGGCCCAAACGAGCCTTGGGTTACATTGCCATTAGCTGTGATTGTGTGGTTGCTTGTAGAGCCATCATCAAAAGCATTGTTCACACCGTTGTTACTGCCCTCAAAATGACTGAGAAAACTAACACGGTTGAACTGATCGTCTGACGGTGCCGCATCTGTACCAGAAGCACCTAACAGTCCTGTATTGAAGAATGATTTAGCCAAGTGCTGCCCCTCCAAGGAAGCCGTAGTAAGTAGTGCCACCATCACGTGTAAAGAAACCGTATCCGTTTACTTCACTATTTCCCGGTGCATCTGGTGCTGATCCTCCTGCCCAATCCACTGAGCTAGGCCAAGCAATAGTTTTAGCTGATGAAGGTTGAGTAATAAACAAAGTAAAACTGTATGCTGTACCACTTGTAGGTGGATTGCTAAATGCAAACGTAGTGTTCTCGGATAGTGTAACAGAAAAAGATGTGCCTGTAGCTAGATCAAGTGTAGTTGTAGAACCTGTGCTATTGGCTACATATGTTTCTTGGTATGTCAGAGGCTTTAGTGAGCCTGTCATGGTTACGGAAGTAGTGCCTGTAGGTATCTCAATTACGTCTGCGTCTGCGTCATTCTTAATTGTTACATCGTTAGTACTGCCCTGACCAGTAATGATAATACCTTCTGCTGCAGTGTAACCAATAGCTGCATCATCCCCTGCTGCTGTGTCACCTGTAGCTTGAAGTGTAGCACCAGAGGCTACTACATCACTTGTAAATACACTGTTACTTGTATCAAACGTACTAAAGGCTACAATCTCTACAGTATCATTAGCTGTAGCACCAGAGGCCAACACAACGTCTGACCCATTGGTAGCTGTATAGTCTGCCCTAGCTAAGTGTACCCCATTAAGATATACAGAAACAAGATCAGGGGTATACCCTTGGGTAGTAAATGTAGTTTGATTTGATGTGGCTGTATATACGTCCCGACTTTGTGTAGCCTGTGGGGTAGGTATTGCGCCTATATATCCTGACATTCTGTTTCCTTATGAGTTTACTCTGCCGTACATAGTGATTGTCCCACTTACTATGTTACCACTAGCAAATTTAAATTGAATCCCATCTACTATCGTTGCAGCTTTTGTTTTTCCTAGTGAATAACCGCCGCTGACTAGTCCACCAAGAGCACCATTTTCTCTCGTATAAAGACCAAATCCAGTGACATACGTAGTTGTGTTTAAATGAGGGCATATAAGAGAGTATTCACCATTAAGGCCTTCATTGGTGGCATTGCCAATTCCTCTATATGCTAAAGGTATATATGCTGCATCCCCCGCACTTGCAGCTGCATCCACGCCTTTTACATAACTATCTGAAGCACTTAAATAATTAGAGCCATCATCAACACTCAACAAAGCCTGAAATAATTGATCGTCAGTTTGTGGTAAAATATTACCTAGTGTAAATATATAGCTATCATATTTACTTGAATCAAAACCTGTAAAACTAGCAGTTGCTGCGTTGCTTACATCAGTAGAAGAGATAAATTCTAACCCACCGCCAACTTTAGTGCCAATATACGTAGCTAACCTAGCCATTGTAGCTTTACGATTAGTGCCACCCGCACCGTCATCCACAACCATCAAGTCTGCATCAACTAATGCTGCACCAATGTCTGTACCACCGTCTATGTCTAGGTCAACCAAAGGTATTGAGCCATCTGGGACAATTAAACTATTTGCAGTAACACTACCACTAACTGTTACGTTACTACTAAACGTACCACCTGATGCCTTACTTACTGTATCACTTGTTTCAAAACTACCGTGGGACACAATAACAATTTGATCACCTTCAGTAGCACCTGTTTCTAAGGTAACAGTAGAGCCATTAGTGGCAGTGTAGTCTGTGCCATCTACTAATCTTATACCGTTCTGATATACATGCACAGCACCGACAGTATAACCAACATTAGGAATACTGGTTTGGCTGGCTGTTGCCGTAATTGTGTGCTTTGTTTCTATTTGTTGTGGTGCTGATACTGCTACCTTACCACCAATATAACCTGCCATTTTGTTTCCTTATGAGTTTACTATGCCAAACATAGTAATTGTTCCTGATGCTATGTTTCCACTATTATATTTAAATTGCACTGCATCTACATCGGCTGATGAGTTTCTTTGCCCTGCTATTTGAATAAGAGTTGCGTATCCATCACTGCTATAATAGAATGTTTGGCCTACTACTCTTGTCGGCAGAGTTAGATGGGGGCCATGGATAAACATATGCCCACTGCATCCACCTTCTTCGCCTGATGCGGTTCCTTGACTAGCACTAACATTTATGTTTGCACTTGTTGCATCAAATCCAGCATAGCCACTACCACCACTATCACCACGATATTGAGCAACATAATCACTACTACCTGTATCATAATTACTTCCACCATCAGTACTCGTTAGTAAAAGTAGTGACTTTGCATCAGCCGCAGAAACTACATTTAAAAATGTAAATAAATAACTGTCATACTTAGAAGAATCAAAACCTGTAAAACTAATAGTAGCAGTATCACTAGCATCAGTAGAAGCTATGAACTCCATGCCACCACCAATCTTAGTACCCATATAAGTAGCAAGCCTAGACATTGTAGCCTTGCGGTTAGTACCCCCCGCCCCATCGTCTACAATCATAAGGTCAGCATCTACAAGAGCAGCACCGATATCTGTACCTGCATCAATGTCTAGTAAAGGCAGTGTTACCCCACTACCAGTTAGGTTTGCTGTGTCTCTTGCTTTAGTCATGTTCTATCCTTTAGCTAGGCTTGGTAGGCCACGTAATACTATTAGGGAAGCCACTCTGTGCTGGTACGTCCCGTAGTGCTGCACGATAAGTAGTCCATGCACTAGACATGGTTACATCACTGTTGCCCATCCAATCGGTAGCAGCTAGTAGTGCATCCCGTTCCTCACGGACAGCTACAGCAGCACGTGTGTCTGCAGCATCAGCCCATGCCTTTTCTTCAGCATCACGGGCAGTTTCTTCGTCTGCTGTGAACTGAACCATTTCTCCGTTAATATTATGATATCTTGGCATTTCTGCTTTTCCTTTGTTGTTGTGTTATGAATCTTTAATTCCGTACATTCTAATTTCACCAGACTCTATATTTCCTGATGAAAAGAAAAATTGTATTGCATTTACATTAGCAGTAGCCTGTCTTGATCCACCATAGGTTACATAGTTATTACTGTATATTCTGCTATTAGGGTCTTGTCCCACTCCACCTGATGAAATAATATAAGTGTAAGAGCTAGTAACATGCGGTAATCTGCACTCTATGTCTAAACTTGCACCAAGCTCTCCACTATCAGACCCAAAAGTATTAGTACCAAAAGGATCAATAACATTAACATCAGTAGTATTACCAAAATTATGATAATTATCACTGCCACTATCATAAGAACTGCCACCATTAGAGCTAGTTCTAACCTGTAATAATACATTATCAGTAGCAGGAATAACTAATCTAAATTCAAACAGGTAGTGTACATATTTGCTAGAATCAAATTGTGTAAATGCTTGAGTAGCAGCATTACTAATAGACCCAGATGAAACTATAAACTCTTTAAGTCCACCAACTTTAGTACCCATATAAGTAGCCATAGTCTCAACAGAAGTCATACGCATAGTGCCAGCATCGTTGATCAAGACACCATCACCATCAGCAATAGCTGTAGTGCCTCTGGCTGTACCACCGTCTATGTTATCTAGTTCAGCTTTTGTTACACCAGTGCTTGCTAATGCAGCTAGTTTCTCTTGCCTACTCATTAGCTGTCAATCTCCATATAGCTCATAATCACTGAGACTTTATCTGCTACACTACAGTCTACCTTAATGATATCACCTGCGTTA